TATAAGGATACTAGCTACTCTATCTGGAAATAGATAAAGTAGTCACCGTTCAGGTACGGAATGTATGTATTTATTACATCTGAAGTATTATGAACAGTCACCCAACGTCCCTAGAGGTCTCTAAGTTATTAGATTAGGAGATTAAGGATCACGCTTTTAAATAAGCAAGGTAGAGGAGGGCTAACCCCCCAAACCGCTATCGTGAAGCCCTGATCTCCGAAGATGATTGTCTTAGAGTCTAGGTGTCAGGCCCCTAACTGGTATTCTGGGGTAACCAAATGGTTACATAGAATATATAGTTAGTCAAACCTGAGCGACTGATTATCGCCCCTTACATTGGTACCTGCAGCCCCCTTTTGGGGAAACTGAAGTGTAGAGAATCAAAATAAAATTAATGTTACAAATCCAAATATAAAATTTAGACTTAGTAAACTTAATGTATTGAGAGACTTTACTGGTAGCTTCACTGTAAAAGGTGGAGTAGGTCTTGTTAAACATTATATAATGTTGACAAGGGTTATCCATGTTGCGATATCTCAATCTAAGGTAAGACTTACAATTCTATTTATCAGAAAATTGTATGAATTGTATAAGCATCAAGGGCTCCCTGGTATGGTTAAACATACCAAAGCACTATATGTTTGTACAGTTCAATCGTTAGGAGATTATATTATTAAAGATGTTGGACCTCTTGGGGCTCGAGTATCTCGAAACCTCAAAGGCCTCCCCAGGTTCTATCCAGTTTCGGTAAGAAAATTAATGACTCAAGGGGACCCGTCTACTATTAGATGGGTCTTAACTATTCTGGCCCTAAGTAGGAGCCTAGAATACTTAACTCAGCCCAAATTGAGCACTATTACCGACCCGTTTACTGGGTCAATCGGTAGAATGAACTACTGGTCTACCCATATTCCGAAAGCATGTGAAATGCTCGGTCTAGGTAGGTACCAGAGGAAGATCAAACCTATTGACTTTAGACTTATATTTACTTCATCACCAAATTCCTTATCATCTAAGGGTGAATTTTCTTCTTCACCTATAGCAACATTGAGGAGTCTTTACGCCTTGGGAAGAATCCCGTTGGTATTGGACTCCTTGTTGTTTGTTATATCAAAGTTGGGAGTTACAAGTAATTTTAAAAAATTATTTGGATCGGCCTCTTTGACGATAAACGATGGGTATTTTGATGATTTGACTGACCTTGAAAATCAGTCCCCTCTCTATAATAGGATTGGGAAGTTAGGTCTAAAACAAGAACCTCAAGGGAAAGTAAGGATTTTCGCCATGGTAGATCCGTGGACACAAATGGTACTGTATCCCATTCATAAGTGATTATTCGCATTTTTGCGAAGATTACCTATGGATGGAACATTTAATCAGATGTTTCCATTGACTAGATACCCGGGTAATACCTGAGTAGCTAGTTTTGATCTAAGTGCGGCTACTGATAGACTACCTATAGATTTCCAAGTGAAAATCTTTGGTACCCTATTCGGACCGGACTTTGCCAAGGTGTGGAAAGATCTGTTGGTCTCCCGATCGTATGGACTTAGAAGAAAGTTCAATGGTCGTGATTACGATCTGAGTCTTGAATACTCAGTCGGACAACCAATGGGTGCTTATACATCTTGGGCCATGTTAGCCCTTACTCATCATTTGATAATACAGATAGCCGCTATCAAAGCCGGGTATACGCGAAGATTTGTATCTTACGCCGTACTAGGTGATGATATGGTTATCTGGAACGAAAAAGTAGCAAAAGTATACTTATCCATTATGAAGGATTTAGGTTTAGAAATTAATCTCTCTAAATCAATAATCTCTCCTCATGGAAAAGGATACGAATTCGCTAAGAAAGTATTCATTGGAGGTCAGGACGTTAGTCCCATTTCCTACGATGAGTACTCTCAAGCAATAGTGTCCGCTCCTTCTCTATATCAGTTTGTACTGAAATACCGATTACCCCCCCATATAATATCAAGATTAATGGGATTAGGGTATAAGGATACTTATAAAAGTATGAGATGGAGGTGGTATAAGTTCTATCAATTAGTTCCTACTTCGTTAAATAGTTACTTAGCTATCCTACAGAAGATGTATGGTGGTTCAAGTAATGATTTGTTACCCTTAAAATTACAATCCTCTCAATTAAAGGGCTTCTTATTATCCGAATTTAATTCGCTTAACAAGAAACTCAAGAAATTTACAGAGGAGGTAATGTTTAAGGCCTACGGAGGTATGTCTACTTTTGATATACTAAAGGGGTCTAAGATGGATTTCTTTTCTGTGGATATGTATACAATTTGTATCCATGATACCGTTCAGAAAGTTAACCAGATTAGGAAAATGATTGCGGGAGCGAGAGCTCCACTTAAATCAAGTAACATGTTCATGAGAAAGATGATACCAGTGATGGAAAGATTTAATCTAACCTTCGCGGCGTCAACCTTAATCAGAGCAATTAATGAAGTACAATATCTTCCAATGAGTTTTCTATTGAGACAAACTGTATCCTCAACAAGGTTTTCAAAATCCGAATATATTCGGATGAGAAAATTCTTCAGATTATACAAATTTGCATCAATTAAAGACAAATTGTTACCTTAGTTAAGATATTCGCATGATAACCTTGTTACATTAGTAATGTAAGACAGGATATAAGTAAATATTTATACATCTGAGTATGAGCTCCTTAGGAAGTGACTAGTCATCACATTGGGAACTAAGGTTCTAATCCGCC